AAGCGCATACTCCCGCAGCATCTTTACGTAATTCATTGCAGGTTCGCATGATTTACCGGAAATCTCCGCATAATACGCCTCCCCTTTTTCATCCAACTGCAATATAGAGATCCCCTTAAATAAATCTTTTCCTTGTAACGTATAAGGGTTTTTCACAACAAATGTTGGATCGGAGTTGTATTTTATCAACCTTCCCAATTGACTAAGGTGATAATCTATCTCTACTGCTATATCAACAATGGATTCAAAAGTTGAATCACCGTCAATATTATTTCCAGCAGGTAGATTTTTAATCCACACTAAAGGCACGAAGCTTAAATCATGCGTTTCAGATTTTTCTTCATCCTTGATAGGTGAAAAGTCTATATCTTTATCTTTTTCAGCCAGATAAGGCTGATAAAATATTTCTTCTTTATCTGTAAATTCTCGTTTTAAATAAAAGAAACGGCCTTTATCTTCATCAGAAATTGAATATCCAAGAGAAAAAAGCGTAAACCCATCGTATTTTTTCTTTTCAACAACTCTTTCCAATTCAGCAGGTTTCATTTTTTTAAAAAACGGAGTTAGCGAAATCGTTTCTAATGCTTCAAAATAGAATTCGCCTTCTAAAACTTTAATTGCTATACAAATACTTCCAATTGAGCCTTTTTTAGCAGCATCCAATAAAATACTTTTTAATCCACAGTTTCTAGTAACTGATTGCAAAAAAGATGCGGCTTCTTCATCATTTTCATTCCCTCCGCAACGCACTACTGGAAAATGATCATCCCCAAATAGTAATGAAACGCTTTCATCAACAATAATTTTACATAAATTATAAATTACTGAAGGACGTCTTTTTGCCAGCGGAATGTATTTACCATTATCACCTCCGCCTTCATATTCTTGATGAAAAGGCAAAAGGTTATCGTAAATAGAACCATTCAAAAATTTTTTTAATAAGAAAAGCTTCTTCTGTCGATAACTCCAGTCTTTATCAAGATTTATTTTAAATCTTGAAGAAAATCGATCAATAAAACTGGAGTTCGCGGCTGAATTAGAGCTGGAACTAAGGGGTGTATAATGCTTAGCTGAATCCAAAACTACTTGGTCACCCATTTAATTTTCCATAATTTGTATATTCATTACATCGTTGCATTAGGCAACTTCAATGATATGGTAGTTAATTTGAGCCACCATATTGCTATCACCCGTTGTAAATGCAGCGGTTTGATTGGATAAATATAATCCTTTATTAACACTCGTAGAGAAAGCCGCTTGAGAGCTATTACCGCTAGCGCCATTAAAGAAAAATGATGCGCTTGCAGCAGCGCCGTTAAAGTCTGATGCTTGCTGCGTATTAGTTGCTTTAACACCGGCACCATTAGCTGTTGAGTCATACTGAGCAGCGACAACACCACCTGCTGCAAACTGAGCAGCTCCATAAGTCATAACTAAGACCATACGATCAACAATAATTAATTTGTTTGCGCCGGGCGCAGCAACTAATAGTTTTGGAGCTGCATACATTCCAAGGAATTCAGCGGCGCTTATTTCTACTTCAGCAGATAAATTAGTATTAAGAGTTACAATCGCTGGAACTAGCGTGATGATACTACCATTGAATGACATTGAGAAAAGCCCAGCGCCGCCAACATAGCTTACAAAAATCGAATCATTTGCTTGAAAATCATTCCCTAAGTTTTGCTGCGCAGTTAAAAATCCAGCAGTTACTACGTCAGCATATTCAGCCTCATCGTCAATTAATTGCCATGCTAAAGCTGCGTTTTGGGTACGACTTACAATCTGTGGAGTTAAATATTGTGCCATTGCTGAGATCCTTTTCAAAGTGAGGTGGGTTTGAATAGAATTTATTATACACATTTTTATTTAAAGTAAAACTTTAAGTTTATTTCGTATTTTAATGATTTATCTAGCAATTGTAGACCCACTGGAAGGCTTTAGCCGCGCCTCTCGACGCAGCGCCACTTCTAATAAAAATTGGCTTGTACTATCAACCGAATCGTCATGCTTAACAGCAGGAAAAGTAGTCAACTCATATGCGTAACCATCCGGTTCATCAACCCATGGCTCATCAGGAAGAAAAACTCTATTTGCTTCAAAATATCCTGAAACAGCGTTTAATCGCGCACTTTTATCTCTATCAATTTTTACCGCTTTAACAGGCAATCGCGTTCTTCGCTTTATAGCTTGAATTAAACTTTGCCCGCTCGCCATATCCTCAATGAAAATTTGATTTGGCTTAAAATAGTTAGCCAATTCTATTGCTCGCTGCTCAAGCGTAGGGAAATCAACGCGCATTTTCCATCTATGCAATAGATAGAAACCATTCTCTCTAACCCCCCAAGTAGTACAAACGCTATAATCATTTTCTTGACCTTCTTTAAATGCCGTATCCCAGGATTGATAAATTTCATCATAGAAATTCAAAATAACATTACCAGCAGCATCTTTCTGAACTCTAAAACGATTCTTTAACCACTCAGCTTTAATAATTGCGCCCTCACGCGGAGCAGGTCTTTGCTGATTTTGAGCAGCATGGCCGTACTTACCTAAGGATTTTTTATCTCGATCAACCACATGCCGGGGAAACCTGGCAGGAAATAACAACTCGCCATCTTCTTCGCGGGGATCAATGAATCCTATATTGGTTTTGCATCTTCTTTCGGGTTCAAATTCCATGGGCAGCATTAGATGTTCATATCCAAGCTCCAATGCTAATGCGGTGGTATCCATTTCATGCAATCTCTGCATGATCAAAACAATGACAGAAAATTCAGGACTTACTAAACGTGTCGGAACAGCTTCTTTAAATAAGAATTCACGAGAAGCTAAAATAATTTTCGATTTAGCATCTTCTACTGATAGTGGATCGTCAATGCGAACTCGATCACCACGCGAACCAGTGATTGAACCAAATGCCATTATCTCATTAAAACCAGTATGTGTATTTTCAAACTTAATCTTTGAGTTTTGATCACGTCGCAAAACAACATGAGGATAGCGCTCTTTATACCAATCGCTTGTTATAAGCCTGCGAAGTTTTATATTGTCTCTTAAAGCCAAATCTTGTTTATGCGAAATTCCTAAGCCACGCAGATGCGTTAAGTGTTTGGGTCCCCATTCCCATGCTGGCCAAAACACATTGAGAATTAGCGATTTCATACATCCTGGCGGTATGTTAATAACGAGCCTAAGAATTTGTCCCTCTGTGCATGCTTCAAGGTGCTGACATATCGCGTCAATATGCCATCCATGAATATAAGGATTTCCAGGCTCTACAATTGCCCATGCTTGCTTAATAAATTCGGCTAAGGATTCTTGAGCCTCAATTATTTCAAGCTGGGTCAGAAGTGGAAGATTTTTTGAGTAGCTCTTTGAATATGCGACGCTCATCTTTGTTTAACTTAGTTAAATCAAATTCTGGATTATTAGATTTGGTATTGTCCTCTATATGCTTCACTTCTTTAAATTGCCCATGGCTACGAGCCTTCAGATAGAAGAAAGTTGAGGCATTGTCTTTTGCGCTTGTTGCCATTTTATATAAGGTTTTTGCAACCTCATAAAATGCGGAACTTCTCCCTTTTTTCAATTCAGCGGAGCATTTAACTTTTAAAACTGATTCAGAAACATCGAAAATATTAGCAATATCTTCATCTCTCAATCCATAGCCTGCCATTTTTCTAATTTTTTTTCGGTCTTTTTCTGAAAATTCAATTTTATTTTTGGACATGAAAATATATCCATTAAAGTGCAACAATTAAATAAGATAAATATATTTTAAATATCTATTTCAATCACGTTAACTACATTCGCCATCATTTGCTCTTGCGTGAAAGACTCAACACCGTCCGTCCATCCTTCCACGGGTGGCTTTAGAATATAAAAAACTTCATGCTGATCGCTATAAAAAACATTCGCCCATTTGTCCGTTCCCCTATCATTTGGAAAATGACAATTCGCGCTAATTTGCGCTTCAGCATCGATAACATTTTGTTCGGTTTCATGTGCTAAAAAAATCATTATATCCCCCACTTCATCTTTGAATAGTTTGTAAGAATTGTGGTTTCAACTGTATTAAGTGA